CTAATGGGTGTTCACACCCCCTATTCTTGATAGGGCTGTTCCATATTTAATCGCAACATCAACAGTATTTAATTCATTTAACCTAAATAAGCGTTTAATGGGGTAATAAATAACATTATTTTTAGAATCGGTCTCATACTCCATTAAATACGGTGATTTTTTCGAAAGAAATGATATTGCTTCATGCATAGATTTAATAGATTTACTCTGATCGAAACTTTTGATTGTATTCATATAAGAATATATAGTTTTATGAGTTTAATTACTTTCACTATCCTTTTATTAAAATTGTAAGAATGATTTATTAAATGATTAATATCCTTCTCTATAAATAAATCCAAATTAAGGCATGCTTGTCCTTCCGGATTCATAACACATAAATCCAAGATGTCAAATGGAATATGGATTGGTTTTCGAAACACAACGGCAGCCGGGCAATCGAAGTTCGGAAAACATGAAAGATCATGCCGAAAATTTGTTATACTTTCTTTGTCATTTCTTATAATTTCTAAAAGAGTCGCGTTTTCTAGACTTCTTTGTCCGTCTTTCCTCAAAAAGGTATCACATGATTGTGAAATTAACAAATAGTATTTCTTTTTATACATAAAAATATCACCTGTAGAAAGTTCAAGAAACTGGGTGTTTACATGATTATTAAATAATTCAACTTCGCGGAGTTTAGTTAAAAGCTGTGGTTCTTCTTCGTCTATCGGTTCACAGATTCCTATATCATTGCAAAGTTTTCCATAGTTGTTCATTCTCTCCGATATATTTTTGAATTCATTAGAAAATGCTTTATTATATTCATCAGTTTGTAATATATTGATCATTCTGGCTATTAATTCAATATTCGATTCGCCTTTTTCGTTAACTTTTTTATGTAGTAAACAATCCAGAACTTCCTGACTAAATTCTTTTAGTGTCTTAGTGGCGGCAGCAATGCTTTTGTCAAGACACTTTTTATATATATCGAACAAGTCGTAGCAAGATTTACGTTTGATTCCATATACAATATCTTGTGTAATTAAATTCATGTCTCCTGATAATAAATCGCTTTTTTTTAACCATGAAATAAGTGAACCATTGTCAGTATTTTCACATTTTTCAATTAATATTCGGTCACATTCCGCCCTTTCTGCTTCTGCAGTTCCGGCTTCCAATGGAAGCGAAGATAAGATGTATATGTAATGGCATAATCCCCCGTTATCCATTAATATATTTTCAGCTAATCTAATTCCCGCATCTGGGGATTCATTAACTTTCGCAAAATCTTTATCTAAAAGCCATAAAATTGAACCATCAATATCTTTTACCTCCGAGGTCAAAAACTGGTTCGCTACATTGGTTGTTGCAATTGTTTGGTACTCTATAATAATACCATCATTTTTAAGATTTTCTAGAAAATTAATTATTACGTTTCGATCTCCTGAATAAATCATATCGGCGTTTCCTGAAGACTCAAGCAACAATTTTAGCTCATCGTTTGAAAGATCATCCGTAACTAATGCAGATACGAGCGCTTGCATATTGTATTCAAGATCAGGAAAATCATTAATTTCATTGTATTTATCTCTTTTCCCAATCTCATCGAAAAAAGAGGCAAGACTATTAAAATCCTCGCATATTAAATTGATTATTTGAGATTTAATCTCCTCAGTCACAAACGGTACATAGCAATCATCTACACTTATAGCATACTTTATATTATGCAATTTAAATAGTTCTTTAAGTTTACTGTTGTTCGCCATGAACCAACCCTCATCTTTCGTGTATAATTTGCGTAAGATCTATTTCGAATTTAAATAAATGACCTGTTTTATTCCTTTCACCTAATAACCTGATGCGCGATGAACTGTATTTAAGATTTTCAGCCGTTATATAAAGTCCCAAGCCACGTCCCCCCTGTTTTTTGCTTTCAAACGGTTCAAACAGCCTTGATTCTATGTCTTTGCTTATACCGACTCCGTTATCCCAAATAATTATAATTCCCTGTTCGGGGATTTCAATATGATATTCTTTCTTGCTAATTAAGTTGTTCTCATATGAAAAATCTAACCAATATTCGGCGTTACCGAGTAAATTATCAAAAACTTGATTAAGCATTCCACGGTTTGCGCGTACATTGAAATCGGCAAGGATGTCGAGATAAAACATGATGTTTTTTCTTTTGCATCTTTCATCATAAAACAATTTGTGAGTATCAAAAAACTCTCTAATGGCGAAAACATTCCTCTCTGCCCGAACGTACTTCAGGCCTGGATTAAAGTAAGACATCTGTTTTCTCAGTGCATCGAGGGAACCGGTTACATATTTTATATGAGTTATCAATTCATCGGTTGAAAATTTAACACCAGACTTAACGATTTTTTGATTTTTTAATTTAAGATTTCTGACCGTTGCGTCAAATTCATGGGTAAACATCTCCACAGAAAGCCCCAAGCCCGCTAATTCAAACAAATCTCTAAGTCTTCCGCTCATTTTTTCAAAATCATAATTAATAGCATCTAGTTTCTGTATGATTGTGTCCCGTTCATTTATCATTAATGAATAAGTCTTAGACACGTCTTCTATGTCTTTTTGAAAGCTTGCTTTTGCCTCAAATGAAGATTCAGAAGATAATGACACCACTGTGGGTATATATTTATTAAGAGTTTCCAGGCTTTCTTGAACTAGCTTTACCTGAGTGTTGGACGAACTTAAATTTTCCCGGAGCATTTGCGACGTAGACTTATAGTTTAACACGTCGTCGTCTGTGCTTAACTCCGCATTAGATACATAAGCCTTCATTGCATTGATGAGACCTCTGCGGGTTTTATTTATCCTTTTAATCGAACCATCGAGTACTCCCCAGAATTTTTTATAAAATGAATCTTCAACAAAACCCTCTCGGTTAGTTGTCTCTTTTAAAGCCGAATTTTTTTCACTAGTAAGGAAAACACATCCAATAACATTATTATTTTGCAAATCGTAATAATAACCTTTGCTCTTAGAAACGGCAGACAGACCAAGCCAGTCACCGCTTTCGCCTTCTCCTAAGCCTTGGACAATAAAACCGTCGCGGACAACTTTAATACCATAATAACTCTTAATAAAGCCTTTGTATTCGTCCCTTTCTATTAATATATCATAATGAATATTGTCATATTGATAATCAATTAAACCCTCGTCCTGACTGTATTCGTAAATCCTACATTCAAAAGGGCCTGGGTCATTATTAGGCATACTGCCATTTTCTACGCGAAATTGTATATCATCGCATAAGTATTCGTCTCTGGAAATGAAAATATTACCATTTTGTTGAAATAAACAAACGTTATAATTCATATTTTTGATTGAATTCCAAAAGTCAATAATCGCGGCTTCATTGAGGGAAAAATCACCAGATTTTATTTTCTTCAAGATTTCCCTATTATAAAAAAACGTTTTCTTGTACTCAGACACTATTTCGGCTTTTCCAGACATATACGTAATGGTGTGTGTCGCGCGAGCAGTCGATAAAAGTTCGTCAAATAATTTATTTTCAGGTTCTATACTTTGTCCATTTATCTCCGCAATTACTTTGAAGCTTTTATCTTTACTCTTAAAAGGTGAGACTATTTTACTGATGCTGTTTGTTAAAATATCTACCTGCTCTCTTTTGTCCCATATAATGTTGTTAATAAGTCCCGTTATTATGATTTTTGTGTATGATTTATCATTATTGACCTCTTCTTTGTTTATTTTGACGGGTATCTGATCAATAGTTGTATTTTTTAAGAAATCGCCCCATGGAACTGTAACAGTATATTCGGTCTCCGATGTCAAGGTTTTTGTAATCAGTTGCATGTTTTTCCCCAATTTTTGAACGGAGAGACGACCTAGACCCTTGTCTCCTAAAGGATAGCGTTTGTATTTTGGAGTTGTCTTATTTTCTTTTTTCATTCTTTTCTTATGAGAATTTGACAAGGTAAGCCAACCATTTACAATATCATTTAAATTCATACCACATCCATTATCAGATAGTTCTATGCGTCCCTTTTGACCGTCTTCTTCATAACTGGTGTTGATTTTTAGAAAACAAAGAGTGGCATCTGCGTCATATGAGTTCTTTATCAACTCGGACAGCGCTGTAACCTCATCGGCGATTAGCGATTCTCCGAGCTTATATATAAGCGATGCATGAATTTTGAAAGAAGTATTATTCTCTTGAATACTATCGGTTGATAATGATTCCAGATAGTCGGAATCATGGTCAAATAGCGAGAATTGATCCGTCATTTTGTTCACTCCTAATAAAAATTAATATATGTTCTCTTGTCATTGTCTCAATCAAGTCGTCATGTTCACCTTTATATGCGTTAATTTTAGGCATTCTCTTATTTAAAATTTTCCTCGAAAAACTGGTAAGTAAATCGAGTCCATATCGTTTACCAAGCTCTGTAATTATAGTGTTCATATATATTTCCTGCTTACCGACTTTTCTATTCCCCAACGTCCAAACCGATACCGCTGCCGGCTTAACTTTCTGCGATAGAGCTTCCAGAAACCCGTCCATATCACTGTAAAAAGCAACAAGTTTATTGACTTGCTTTGGTGCTGCGCAGGTAATCATGTTAACTTGTTTAGATAAGGTAGCGGATTTATTAACAACATCTCTTTTACTTTGGGTCAAATATTTATTCGAACTCATACCCCCCAAAGATATGTTATCAATTTCATATAAAGTTTCCAAAAGCTTCTCGTTTACAGAATCGTCAATATCTGTCCAATTCATCCATCTCAATGAAAGCACGGAGTATTGCCCATAAGACACTGTTGTGTGGTTATCCCCATATGGAGGTGAAGTAAATAATAAATCAAACTTTCTTTTAGTTTTTCTTAAAAAAGTAATGCTGTCACCCATGATTATTTTAACATCACCCTTATATAACCCATTTTTCTTAATTAACCCACGTTCTTCCATAGTGGTGTGAAATTCTTTATACTTCTTTATATTATAATCAAGTGTTTCTAAAAAAATAGAAACCGCGTCTTTATCATAGGCTTTGATATCTCTAATATCCTTAATATGCAACTTATAGGTACAATCACGGGAATTTGAAACTATTCTTATAACCTCGCAAAAAGTTGCCCAAAAAAATCGGCGAATTTTAATATTCTCTTCGATAACTATGGCTGCTCTTATTCGGCTTAAATCAGCTATTGCCTTTGGGGTAAACCATTTTTCAATTCCCTTAAAATAAAAATCTTCGACATCATTAGAACGACTTATATTGGTTTTAAGCAACCAAGATTCTTTCTCAAGTATTCTTACCTCAAGAATCGTGGTTTTTACTTTGCACAAAAGAACAGCTAACGGATTAATGTCAACGCCTAAAACATCAAGTCCACGCAGCATGCCTTCTACGAGTATTGTTCCGGATCCTGCGAATGGGTCTATTAACCTTGGACGTTGGACGGTCAACTCCTCAAGGCAAATACTTAACATCTCTCGCTGCATTTTAGGAACCATCATTGCAGGATATGTGCAAAAACCGTGGACATAGTCGCGTTCACTATTGCTTGTACCTCGATAATCCCAATGATCTTCATATTGCAAAGTTTTTTCAAATTTTTTTATTAACATACGGTTATTCATTAATTCCCACCCGCTCCAAACCTATACACGTGTAAGCCGCCATGAAGAATGACAAAACCATGTCATGAAGAATGTCAAAAATGAGTTTTACAAAAATCCATGTAATTTTTAAAGAAAATGAGAAAAAAGCGGTGGCATTTTTGCCCCGCTTTTTCTATGCCGGTATGTAAAAATCATAAATTTCTGTTCAAGAAGGTCAGTTTAACAAAAGTTAAAAGTTCTGTTTAAAAAGTTAAAAATCCTCTTCGTTCGGGATAAACTCAAGGATATCCTCAATTTTACACTTTAGCACTGTGCAAATCCGATCAAGGCTCTTTACGCCAAGCATTTTACTTTCATTATTACACATGTCGCCGATTGTTCCCTCACGAACGCTTGATACTTCATGTAAATCCCGTTGTGTCATGCCTCTGCTTTGAAGCACATCAAAAAGTTTAATATTAATCATGCTAATACCTCCAAAACATTTAGTTTTATAGGTATTTTAGCACTTTTTATAGATAGATAATACCATCAAAATAATAATGTCGAAATTCGTCATTGTTTTCAAAATAAAAAAAACTTAATAATTCCTAATAATCAATTCCCTGTAAACCTTATCCGTTCCATACCTCGATGCAAGGTTACTCTGGCGCTCTATACTTTCTATATTGAAGCCATTATATAAGACCCTTATGTACTGACAATCATTATAAGAAAGAATAAACCGGCCTTTAACACCGGTTAAAGTGTTTTTCAAAATGCGGTGTTGTTCTTCGTCAAAGGTAAAGCTACCCGTGTCGTAGAATGATTCGGCTTCAAAATAAGGTGGATCACAGTAATAAAGTGTGTCCGCGCCGTCATACTGCTTTATCAGCGTGTCGAAGCCCTTGTTTTCGATAATCACGGTACGGAGCCGGTTCTGGATATCTTTAAGCCTGTCTAAGCGATTAATATCTCTTGGTTTTGCGCCGAATGTGCTTACCTTTGAGCCGTATGAAGCCCTTATAAGGTATAGGTACCGCGCTGCTTTCTGGATATCGGTTAAACCCTCGCTGCCTTGATTTTTGAAGCAGTTAAACATTTCCCGCGAATTCAAAAGATAATCCATTTCTTGAATAACCGCGTCAGGATGGAATTTCACACATCGGAACAGGTTAACCAACCGGCTATTGATATCGTTATATACCTCTTTTTCGGCGTGCTTGTCTTTATGAAACAAAACCCACGCCGCGCCACCGAAAACCTCGACATACTTGTTGATTTTGCCGGGGAAGCGTTCACATATCGCTTTTTTGAGAAGCTTTTTGCCGCCTACCCAGCCAATGAAACTATCCATTATTATCTACCCTTTCATAATAAAATCAATCCTTTTATTTTTTATTTTTATTTTTTTTCTTTTTTTGAACTATCCCGCCCAAATACCAAGGCCGTTCCGCGCCCTAGTCCACCCAATTTTATTTAACACTTATTCCTTACCGAACATAGGCGGTTCCGGCCATTCGATATCATGCGGGAAGCCCGGTTGCTGCGGTAAATCCCGCAATGTTTGGCGGTACGTCGCGTATGCGTCTTGAAGGTCTTTCGTAACGGGCGCGTCCAAAAGCTGGGTTTTATCTGTTTCGTCCAACAGGGCGTTGCGTTTCGCCCGGACTTCCGCCGCCAGCGTTTCCTCGCCGGGCTCAGGAGGCCCGCCAGTTTCAATCCATTCGCTTCCTGTCCATTGAGCGCGCCAATAGGAAGGCGGCTCAACGTCTGTAACATTGTCAGGCATAGGATTTTCATCATCGTAATGTGCTTTAACGGGAGATATGTAGTATCCGTTTTCGTCAAACATCCAATAATCTCTTTTCATATTCCCTCCTAATTTTCTGCGATGTACATTGCGGATATATGATACGTAGCCGAAGGCGCGCTGAATCCGGTCATAGGCTGTGCCGCGCCATTTGCAAGAACAGTCGCGTTAAAATTAGCAGCTCCTGATGTCCCCACACCGATAAATGTATTTGGAAACAGAGGACGGAATTCCGGGGGTATTGTAAACATAGTGGCATTTGCAACTAAAGCGCCTGTAATTACACCTCTTATAAATACTGCACCGTTAATTTTGCAATATCTTAACGGTATAGCCGTATGATGCGCCCATCCGCTTTGTAGAGTTGCGTTTTCCCATGTTGGACGCAATATCGTATTCTGCGGCGGTGTATTTGCGTAAAATTCACCGCCCGAAAATGTTATCCCTGCCTCTGTTGTAATGATTGATACGGTATGCCCTGTTAAAGCCGCGGGAATTGCCGCCGCCGTTATTGCTGCTTCCACGCTTACAGATGTTACAGACCATAAAGATGAGGCAGAGCCAAGGATTATACAGCAATTCGCGCCATCATGTGCGAAACGCACAATATCGTTAGGCATATTACCCGTTGTACAAATCGCGCCGGTATTTACCCATGAAGGATTAGCCGAACGATTATAGCCGCCTATTATTAATTCCCACGCCGCGCCTAAACCCCTATAATCGTATCCCCTAATTACAATATGGTGCGTGGTGTTTGTCCAGCTATATGGTAGTGTTATTTTAATCATACCAACATTACTGACACGCGCATCATAAAAAGACGCCAAGCTTCGTGATTCTGCGAAATTAGCCGCAATTCCGGCTTGCGGCGGCCTTAATATTCTTTCTAATTTATTCGTATTTAATAAACGCCCTTGATCTGCCGATAACGCTACTGTTGTGGACGTGGATGTCAGGGTATTGTTCACGGCGGGGATATTAACGTTTATGCCGGTAATATTCGCAATCAGCGCATTTAAATCATAAGCGGTAAACATCCGCGCCACAGGCGTCCCGCCCAGCCACGCTTTTCCAACGCTTTGAAAACCGCGCGTAACGCCGCGCAGCTCGTTATCCGTTTTTTCGGAATAACGTATGGTTTCAGCGTCCTCCCCAAAACCAAGCGTCGCCAGATTAGGTGCATCGGGAAAGACGGAAGTATCCAATAAGGGTATTGTTGTATCCGTTGCTGAGATAGGCGCACTTAAATGAGTAACAGGACTGTTTGTCATACCCTCATGCATTTCGTACATTTCTATAAGCTCCATATGTTCACCTCTTTAGGACTGGCTGGCAGTCAGTTTACCGACGGCAAAGCGTAGGCTGTCGTCTTTTTCTATGATCTTCGCGCTGGATAAGGCGGAGTGGTACAGCATGTTCCCGCTTGCAACCGCGTCAAATAACGCCGCGTGGGTAATCGTACCCCAATCAGCCGTGGCGATACCAAAATCAACCTCAGTTGTGTTTACAGCACTGGCCGTGCCGCCAGTAAAGCTTGGAGCGCCGAAGATTACCTGTTTCCGCGCATATCCCCCGCCCGTTACCTCTGTGCCGGTGGTGCCGTCATCGCCGGGGTTTGTCGTAAAAAGCCCTACAAATACATTTGATATACTGGGAAATGCTTGTCTGGCAAGTGCCGCGTTTATCACTCTTTGTTTCAGATAATTGCTCATTGGCATAAAACCAGCTCCTTTTGATTTTATAAGTATTTATTTTGAAATAAAACGCTCATATCAACTGCTCTGCTGGCGACGTTATCGCGCCAATTTAACCGGTTTTCACCCGGATATAAGCCGAAAAATGCACCGGACATCCTGTCTATGACATTTACGCCGTTTAGCGCGATATAATAGTTGCACAGGTCTATTTCAAGCGTATCGCCCGGCCTGAAATTCAAGCCGGTAAAAACCATAACATCGATAACGAACACATCGGCGGCGCTTGAAAAACTGCCTTGTCCGGAAAATAAGGTGTTAACGCCAAACAATGCTCGGGCTGCCACCAAGAATCCGGCCTGTGATGAAAAAGCCGTCATTGATAAATTAATTTTCCCTGCCATTGCCGAAAATTCCGCATCTGCACAAAATGGAGCTTCCGAACTAAACCATGCAAGACCAGCGGCAGTAAGAAATCCTTCGCTATTATACTGGGCATCAACATCAGCAGTTTTATAGGCTTCTGCCGCAAAGCCGCCAAAACCGCCCATTTCCGTTTCATCAGCATAAAAAATGACGGTAAAGTAAAATTCCGCTTCGCCGTCAAAAACTGCTTGGCCCAGTAGGCATTTATAACCTTCAAACTCCGCGCCGCTTTTGCCTGTAAAAGCCGCTTCGGCGTACTGCTGGCCCATTCTCCGGTTAAAGGGCATTCTGTTGAAAAACATACTATTTCTCCCTTTCTCGGCTGAACGTTATGTTGTTAAGCGTTGATGTTCCTGTGTTTCTAAGCGTTATTTTACCGCATGTCCGGACATTGCCGTCAACATCAAGAGTAACCATCTGGCCTTGCTGGGTGATCCTGAAAACCTGCATAATGGCGTCACTGTAGGCGAATGGCTGACACTCAAACAACACCTGAACCGCCATGCGCCGGAGGCTTTGCTCAATGGGTATGGATTCAAAAACTTTAGCTACGTAAAACTTATTCGGTTCATCGTCGAACACAAGCCGCCCGGTTCCGGACAGCCACGCAGCCATCTGCCGCTTCTTTTCCTGCATTTCAAAAAGGGTTTTGAAATGGTAAGCAAAGGTGACAGTAATAATGCGGTTATCATAAACGGGCTCCTTTTGTAAGTCTATTTTGCCGTCCTGAAAGGCTATGTCCACCTGCTGCCGCTTCACCGCCGGGAGAAGACTGCGGTCATTGCTTTTCATAATCAGCCCTATGTCGTTGTAGCTGTGTTTTTCCTTGAAAATCAACCCGTAACTGGACATTGCCGTCACTCCCCTCTAAACCCTATGTTTCCATCAAAAAAAGCCCGGTGAAAGGCTTTTTTATTTGCGTATAATAGTTGCTTTAACTGTGGTTTACTCGACTTTGAATCCTTCGCGAAGTAGGTCGGATTTGTTATAATAGTACGATTCCGGCGCAAACGGGTCATTACCATGCCTAATTACACGCACCCTTGGATTGTCTTCGCGTGAATCCACTGTTAATATCGGTGGTTGCCCCATCCCCGCATCCCGTCCTGCAGAATAAAAAGCATAAAAATAATGCATGTCTAATGTTTCAAATGCAGGGAAATCATTTATCCGGGCAAATTCTTTAATGTTTATCCATTCATTGGGATCAACATAAGTAACTACCTTAATTTGTTGCTGAACCTGTGGTGTTGACTGTGATAATAACTGCACTGCTTCTTTCTGTTGGCTTGTCGATATACCTATCACATTATGCACCCCGTCCCATGTCACTTCCGCGCCCATCGCTATGGCAAGGTCATAAATAGATGCATAATTCCGCGCATCTTCATCCCCTTGCTTAACAACGGACACTATTTCCATGTCCTGTCTGATACTGTTAATCTCTATAGCCACAGTATCTGTAAAGTTGGCTTGCCGTACCATCGGTACAGCCGCAAAAACCGTAACTCCTAGACAAAGTAAAAACCCCGTAATTATACCCGATACATACTTTTTCATGACAATCCTCCTAAGTATTTTGGAGAATTATATCACATTGCGCTTAAAGAATCAATAGTTTCCTCCGCCCCGGCTGTTGACGAACACCTGAACCATTACGTCAGCGTTTATCAAACATAAATCATCCGGATAAATCAAAACCTCATGCCAGCCCCGTACAATCGTGCCATCATCCATCTTGTTCAGATACGGGACTATATCTATATCGTTCCCGATTCTGTTGATGGTTGTAAGCTTTCCGTCAACTATTACCGTGAAATTACTGGCTCTTGGCCCCGAATAAATGCCATACTCTATTTCATGCACATGCGCCGGAATAGTAACGTTGTGATTGTGCGCCGGAATGCTCACCGTGTGTTGGTGTGACGGAATGGTTACGCTATGGTTGTGTGCTGGTATACTTACCGTATGCTGGTGTGACGATATAGTTATGCTGTGACGATGCGCTCTAATATTTAACGAGTGTTGGTGCGCCTGTATATTGTGTGTATGCGCCATCCCGTGGTTATGATTGGGCAAATTTACATCATGGCTGTGCGGATGACCATGCGGGTATACGTCATGCGTATGCGGCGGGTTTGGCGTTGGTAATGTTGGGTGTGTACTGGTTTCCATTACTAGAGAATTGACTTTAAATAAAGCATCCCTTCTAACCTCAATATCTATGACGCTAAAAAAACCTGTAGTTTGCAAAACACCGCCATCTAATTGTGTTGTTATTAGCGACGAAGGCCCGCTGGTTTGCCCGCCACCAGATTCCGTACTGGTAAAATCACCGCCGCCGTTCTCTGTTGAAGCAGTCGTACCCCCTCCGCTTGATGAAGTCGGCGTATGTGCGCCCCCGTCAGTAGTGGAAGCGGTAACGGCGCCGCCATCGGAAGATGACTGCTGGCTGCTCCCCCCGTTCGATGTAGAAGTGGCAACATCCCCGCCGCCTTTAATCGCCCTGCTGTAAGCCCGGAAGTTGTCGGCCTCGAAGCTGAGCATTACCTCATTAATATTAACGGCCTTATCGCTCAGCCGGAAGCGGATTTTCGCCGGGTGCTGCGGATCGCAGTTGCCGTTATAATTATGGTTATTGACGTTCGTCGCGCCTTGGGGGTAAGTATCATTAATAATGGCCCGTTCGGATATATCCATCAACCCGGCGCGGGAATTGCCGCCGTCAGAGGATATCTCCACCGTCACGCTTATATGGTCGCGCTCAATGCCGTCCTTACTTTTCTTGACAATGCGGGTGGTTTCGTCAATGCCGCTTTCTTCATCGATAACGCGGACAACGTCGCCCATATCGAACTTGTCAACGGGTATACCCGTCAGCGCAAAAAGCTCCAGTCCTTGTATTTCGTATGTAACCCTGGGCCGCTTGATTTTCTCAAGCTTCGCCTTGGCGGCGGTAAATAGATTATCCTCAATCTGATACCGCCGGTCAGGCCAGATTTTTTCAATGATACCGTACTGGTCAATGGTATCGGCTTCAATATACGGCAGTTTTGTCGGGTTTACGCGGCTTATGCCAAGCTGGTTAATGCCTTCACCGTATCCTAAGGGGTATAGCCTGGTACATACTACCGTGCCGTCTTCTTTCTTTTTTATACCGCTTAGGTTTCGATTATACCGGAAATACGCTTTGATTTCATCCGCTGGCCTAATGAGGTTCAACACCCATGGGAAAACCGTTGTATCCCATGTAAATTGGTAATCCTCGCTGAAAGACCGGGGGATGCTGAGTAACGCGCTAAGAAGGTTCTCGTTTTCCCAGCCGTATTGAAACTGCCTCCTAAAATCGCATTTCCCCAATACCCAATCCTTTTGCTTGGATAATAAATACCGTAAAACCGTTTCTGTATATGTTCCAACCCCGCCGATTTCGTGATATTGGAACAGGCATGTATCCAGCAGTTTCCCTAAAACATGCTCACAGGAATAAGTAACCTCGCTGGTTTTACTGTCCTTTGTCATCATAAGGGGCAGTATTCGGAACATGTCAACGTATACGCCGTTCTCATAAAGCTTCACGTAATTAAACGGCATGCAATGTTTGTTCTTATCGTCGCCGATGGGAAGTGTAAACCGGGCGGTATACAGCTTATCCTTCTCCTTAACATAACTGACGTTATACGCCTTTTCCAGAACGGCTATACGTTTGCGGTTTCTGTCCAAAACTTCAATATTCCAGTCCATTATACACACCCCATTAAATCTGTTGCAAGCCTATGCCGCGAAGTTCCTCTATAAAAAAGTCTGATAACCGTTCTACTGCAAGCTTTACAATCTTTTCAATGTCCGCGTCTTCACGAACCGTCAGTATCGCGCCTTTGAACAAACCCTCCGTGTTAATAATAACTGTGGTATCCCTTTCAGCTGGAGCCGCGCCTAACTCGGCGGCATAACCCTGCCCGGCTCCGATTTTAACGTTATGGGAACCCGCAAAATTAATTTTACCAATAGCGGCATCCAGATCGGGAATGATCCGCGACATGGCGGCGTCCACCTCAGGCAGGGCGTCATACACGCCGTCAAGGAATCCTGCGATCATATTGCGGCCCCATTTTACAATGTTCCGGCCTTCGCCTTTTTTAGCCGGGGAGTTGAAACCCAGCCAGCCGCCGACTGTTCCTGTCACCCAACTGGCAGCGTCTGCGATTTTGTTACCCACGCCTTTTATTCCGTCAACGAACCCGTCAATCATGTTCCGGCCCCATTCAAGAGCCTTTCCGGGCAACGCTAAAAACTCACTTGCCATGCCATCAAGAATACCGCTGACAGAGTTTTTTACATCGTTGAACTTGCTTGAAATAGAGGTTTTCATGCCGTCAATGATGCCGCCTATGCTGTCCTTCATACTATTCCAAGAGTTGGAAGTGTTGGTTTTTAGGTTATCCCACGTTCTGGAAGCGGAATCCTTGATGTTATCCCAAGTATTGCCGACATTATTTTTAAACCTGTCCCACCTTGTTAAAATCTCGCCGGTCTCCCAGTTTATTAAGTCAACATGCTCCCCGGCCTGTTTTTTAGCTGTTTCAACGATTTTCTTATGGGTATCCTCAGCCCTCTTAACCGTCTCATCCCGCTGGCGCTGGGCGTCCTGAATCAATAAATCCGCCTGTTCCTTGGAAACGCTGCCAACCTCATCACGCTGCTTGATAATCTCCCGAAGCGTTTTATCGTACTGGGATTCGGCTTCGGCGATTACCTTTTCTTTCTGGTCTTTCGCGTTTTTTACAACCTCAGCGGCCTGTGTCGCGGAAATGATGGAAGCGTTATTTTTCATTCGTTCAAGGATAACTTTCTGTTCGGCCTCGCTTTCGGTCAAATGGCGTATGCCCTCTTTAGCGATAAGCTCCCGGTTAGCCGTGATTATTTCAAGCTCATCTTCGGTCAGGGTGCGTTTTTCATGTGACGCCGCTTCCATAATAGACCGGATTTCGGTTTCGGCTTTTTCGATTATTTCCCGCTTACCATCATAGGCGGCGTTGGTTTTGTCGATAATATCCTGTTTTTCCTGCTCGGTTAAGTTCTGCGAATCGGCAAACAACGCGGTTAATGAATCAAGGGATGCCCTCCGGCTGTCCTCGATTGCCAGTCCAGTTTCCCTAGCCATACCGGATATATTACCGACAATGGTCTGACGCATCTCATCCGTAACCTCATTGCCGGTAATGGCAAGAGCCGTAAGCTCCTGCGTAACGGCAAGGTTCATATCTAAAAATCCTTGGGTCGCTTCCTGCGTCGCCTGGGATACGCCTTTGCCAAAATGCTCAATCTCCGGGATAAGCTCCTGTTTCATGTGTTTATAAAGAGCGATACCACTCACGGTCAGTGCCGCGACACCCGCGATTATGAGGCCCACCGGCCCGGTTAAGACCGCCAATGCCCCACCCATCATTCCAATGCCGCTGGATAACATGCCAATACCGCTAACCAGACCGCCGACGACGGATAAAACCGGCCCGGCAGCCGCGACAATACCGGTGATAACAAGAACAGTCTTTTTACCCTTATCATCGAGACTGTCGAACTTATCGACAAGGCCTTGAATAAACACAATGCCCTTTTCCAAATACGGCAGTAACAGTTCAAAAGCCTGTATAGCAAGGTCTTGCATGCTTGCTTTTAGAATCCTATTTCGCCCGGAAAATGTATCAAGCTGGATATTAGTCATTCCCGCCGCTTGCCCAAGGCCGTCAAAGGCTTCGTCCGCGCCGTAAATGACAGCGACCATATCTTCAAAATCATCAATTGAAGCGTTTACCACAGCCATCATGCCGGATATTGCGTTCTGACCAAATATGGCCTTCATGGCAACGGCCTGTTCCGCTTCGCTGAGGTCGCCTAATCCATACCGCAGCTCTTCCATTATGTCAATCAGCGGCTTAACGTTCCCGTGCGCATCATAAATGGAAATGCCATAATCGTCCATATAGCCCCGTGCATCCTTGCTTGGCGCGGCAAGGCTTAAAAATGCGGAGCGGAGCGTCGTACCGGCCTGACTGCCTTTAATACCTGAGTTTGCCATTATCGCGGTGGCGACGGCGACATCTTTTATATCAAAGTTCAACTGAGCCGCCGGGCCGGATGCGTATTTCATTGTATCGCTCAGCTGCCCCATCGTAGTATTCGATGCGCTAATGGCGGCAGCCATAACATTGGCGAAATGCTCGGATTGGTCTGCTTCCATACGGAAGGCTTTTATTGAATCCGCTGTTGTTTCCGCAACAAGTCCCAAATTTTCACCCGAAGCCGAAGCCAAAAGCATAACGCCGCGTAAGTTATCAAGCATATCCGCCGGATCGCCGCCAGCTTCGGCAATGAACTTGAGCGCGTCGCCTATTTCGGATGACGACACGCCAAATTCCTTGCTCATTTCCCGCGCCGTGGTTTTTAGGAACTCCATTTCATGAGCCGGAGCGCCTGTTACGGCGGCGATATTGGCCATAACGCTTTCAAATTCCGCGCCGGTTGCTATAGCTTCCCTGGCCAGATTAATAATCGGTTTTGTGACTTTATCTATCAGTACGCTGCCGATATCGTCCAGCTTCTGGCCAAAATTCACTAAACCGTCGCCAATGCCATTGATTTTACCCGCGCCTTTTTCAAACGCGTCCAGCTCTCTCAGGGCTTCGGTCAAACCGCTCTGAAAATCCGTGATATCGCTTGCTAATTTAACAACAAGCGTTTCTATGATGTTAGAAATAGCAAGCGCCCCCCTTTCAGAGCAGTTAACGGTTAATAGTTAATAATTAAAACAGCTCGTCAATGATGTCGTCGCTTGATTTATCTGTTATCGAAGCCGTGCTGGGTTTAGCTCCTCCATACGCTGCGCCCAAAAGAGCCATCATCCTTTCGTAAGTCAATTCATTACTCAAATCATCTTTCAAATGGACGTAATGCTCAAGGCTCTCATAAAAATCAAGCTTAGAAAAATAACTTAAGTCGCGATAACCTCGGCAGATGTCGTGGATGATTCTTCCGTTTTCTGTGCCGTCTCCTCCGTGGAGGTAGAAATAAAAAAAGACTTTAACTCCTTGTTGCCGATCAGCGCCTTTATCATGTCCGTGATATCCGATAACGGCACCTGTTCAAGCTCCTGATATGGAATACTAAACAGGCTGGCGATAAACTCCCAGAAGCTTTCGCTGTCCGCGAAAAGACCGGTTAGCATATCGATGAACGGCAGAAGGGCGGAGATAAAGTCGTTGAAACTGTCATCCTTGCGCTGGCCAGGATTTTTACTGTGATTTTTAATTTGTATTTTATCTTTGGATGCGGCGTCGGTTCTACTCGCCTTAAGTTCTTGTGCGCCCTTGAAAACATTAGAAATAATGTTGGCAAAATCGGATTTTGTTTTGGTGATTTCCTTCAAAATCCGTGCGATATGCCGTAAATCCAGCAAGTTTAACTTCCTGATTTCATACTTCATTTATCATCACCATCCCCATCATGATTAGCCGGAGTCCCCGCCGTAGATTCCTCCGGCTCCTCCAGCGTTTGCCCCGTAATAACCTCGGTGTACCATTTTTCACCCTCGTTTGCGTAATCCGGGTCGGATTCATCCACGGTGGCTTTTGCGACGCTTCTGTAATCCTTAACGGGATAATCATCCGGCAAAGCGCCGAATACGATCTTCAACGTATCCGGCTGAACTTCAACGCTATCGCCTTTACTTTTCGCGTCCTCGTTGGAGAGCTTCGCCTTACCCTTGAAATACTTGAAATACCGCTTAGAGCCGTTCTTTTTGAACCTCTCACCCATCAGTGCGATCCACGGCGGGTCGTCGTTTGCCCCGGACAGTTTAACCGCGCCGATTTTGGCCCAACCTAAAAGAAGTGCCTGTTCCGACGGCGTTAAATCTGTAAAGGTAAGCTCCACCTCAAAATTGTCAAAGCTGTCAAGAACCTCAAACAGCTCGTTGTCGTTATACTCGTTCTTTTCCGCCATATTAACGCTGACCTTCATTTCCTTCAACGTTTTAACCGCGAAAGGCTTACTGAATTTAAACGATTCGGGATGGTATATGGCAATATGCGCATTACTAAGCCCAATTTTACTGGATTTTTTTGATTGTTTGCTCATCTGTTTCACTCCTCAATTCGATATTCCAAAATAACACGGTTGATCTCCACCTCGTTCTGCTCGCGCTCATCGGAATAGTCGTAACCATTTTCTGCGAGAATCCGGGTAACCATTTCCGAAATCAAAAAAGGATTGCCCTTATTCCAAATGTCAATCTGGATAAGGGGAACCCTCATATCAACGCGATTGTCGGAAAACGAAGCAGCCCGGCTATATATTTGTGTGACGGTTATTTGCGGGTAGCCTTTTTTCATGTCATGCCATGCGCTGGAAATACTTTTAACCTTGCGTTTTAGCTCTTTGTCACCGCTCAGAAGTTCAATCACAAACTGCTTCGCCCTCATAACTTCGCCGCTTCCTTTACCGCGGATTTAATCGCCGCGATGTTTTGCTCAAACGCCGGACGCAGGAAAGGCTGCGCCGACATTTTAGATGTGCCGTACTCCTGATGCGGGGCGTATTCCACATTTGAACCCACCAGCGCGAAAGGTTCCCCGGTTGAGCCGTTGTTAAAAAACTGGTGGGTAATACTGGCCCGAAGATAACCGGTATCTACCGGACAGCGCCTTTTTGCATCGCCTTCAACTATTAGAGCGCCTTTCAAAATGGCTTTTTCAACGGCGGTTTCGGCTTTGCTGGAATAGTTTCGTAGCTTAGCGACAAGAGTCTCACCGCGCTGTACGGCAACGGAGCTGTTGCCACGTTTAACCATTTTTGAACGCCCCTAATATAAGCTCCGAATGTTTATCCCAATCATGAGCCAGCAGCACCAAATAAAAAAGGCTCTTACAGGAAACGTAATCCCCTGCTTTCAGGCCTTGCTTTTCGGTAAAACAGCGATACTTTATGTTTTCGTCGGATAAGCCATATTGCTTTTTTGCCAGTTCAGGCGAATACGGCTGCTTATCAACCTTATATATATCACCGGTTTTCCTGAAGCTTTTTTTCGTATAACCCATACCGGTATTCCGCTCATGTATTTTTACACGGATTAACATATCGTTATATTGCATCTAAACCGCCCTCACTCTCCGAAAACGCTTAAGCTCCTTTGCATAATCGGACAAAACCGCGTCGACATCATTTTTCCCGGCGTATTTCAACTTCCGGTTTCCTTGCGTTTCCTCGGTTACTATACGATTATCGGTATCACGGAGCCGGAATAGGTCAATTGTCATGCCGATAACCGTGTAATACAGGCTGTCAGGGACGTTTTTCCGATTGCAATAGCATTTTATCTTAGCTTGAATCTCGGAAAGAAAACTAAGTAAAATGCCGTCCTTTGATGTTTCATCTGCATCAATCCCCAGCCGGAGTTTTATTTCCCGGAGGGCTTCCTGATCCGCTGCTGTCATTATCATCACCAGCTTTCTGTTCTTCCGAATCGGCTTCAACGTTGCCGCTGTCCATTTCGCCGCCTACGCCGTCACCGCCCATATTTGGTTCAAGCAATAGAAGCAACTCAGGCGCAGTTGTTTTTTTCGTAAACTTGATGCCACGATTCTTGGCTTCCGCTTTAAGCTCCGGTAACGTCATATCGGACAAGGGCTTTCCCAAGGACGTATCGTCTTGATTACCCGAGATTTTGAGCGGCTCGCCCAATATGTACCCCTGTGCCTTATAAACCGCGTTATACATCTTTTCCGTAGCAAGTATGGTCTTGTCGCCCCTTGTAGCCGAATACATAATCATTGTGGCCCTCCTATTCTTTCACAATGGAGAAGGCTTCGTCGATCAGCGGCAAGAATCCCAAGCGCATGGTTGCCTTAATGGCGACCATATCGTTTTCAGCCAGCGACAGGGGTTTGCCGTCGCTCATTGTGACATTAAGAAGTGTGGCTTCTTTGAGTATCTCGTATTCGATGCCCTCCCGGATGCCGACAAGGGATTTCGTCCAGTCAGCAGCTACGATATGCGCCTCGGTTTTATCCCACGCGCCGTTCCTTACGAACTCGATGGGGTTATTATAGAACTCTCGCTGATTCACGCCGTCAACATAAAGCTGGTTGCCGTGGCTGTCGCGGAGCTTGCGAAGCATATTTTTAATGCCGTAATGCGCCGCGAAGCCATTAACGTCCAGCCCTTCATCCTCAACCCCAGCCATAGCGTCGGACACATCAAGGTCAAGGGTCGTATTTGTGCCGATTATAACGATATTACCCACGTCGGTGGCGGACTTAACGATGTTTCTTGCCCACGGTGAGCCCGTGCCGAAGATAGCCGCCGCGTCGATGGACTGATAGAACGCCTCTGCAATGGCTGCCCTCATTTCGCCGAATACGTCGATGGTGGAATCGGCAAGCTTTTCCCTTGTCACAGGGATTATTACCGCCAGTTTCTTTGCAACCATCTCCGGGAATATCCATGTGGCCTTTGACGTTTTGATGCGATCCGTTTCGCCTACCCAGTATGCGCCTGGCCCGTCGGCCATTATCGGAATCTTCTTTGTATCGCTTTTCATCGATTCAACCTTGGAGAGCCGCAACACAGACGAACCCCGCGCAACGTCTTTAATTATTCCCTCCGCTTGTTCCTTGGGCACAAATCCCTGTAATTCATCTTTTAAATATGCCATAATCCAAATCTCCTTTTATGCGTTTTTATCGGCGTTGGGCCTGATTCTCCAGCACGGCTTGTAAAAACCCGCCCTGTGCCACAGTGGAAGCGGCTGCATTGCCTATGGGCGGCGTTTTTCCGGCGATACGTTTCACAACCTCATCCTGTACGGCTTTGTCGAACACGGCTTTAAAAGCGGCGATGCGTTTTTCCGTGCCATCCTTGTCATCGGCAAGCACAAGTTCTAGAATCCCGACGGGAAGGGATTGGTCAGCCAAAAGCTTAGCCGTGTCAATAGACAGCTCACGCCGGGCAAGGTCTTTTTCCTTTTCATCAAGGGCCTTTCCCTTTTGGGTTTGTTCATGCTCCGCCAGTTCTTCAGCGGACATTTTTGCTTTTTTCAGGGCATCTTCAACCGCCAACCGGGTTGTTTCCTCGTTTGTCGCCATAATTCCAGCCACAAGGCGTGACACATCTTCCTCGGAATAGGACTTAGCAACGGGCTGGTCGGCAGAACCGCCGGAGACTTCGGCACTGGCAGGACTACCGCCGCCATTTGAGCCGCCGCTTATTATTTGAGATTCGCCTCCGTCGGAAGTTGTCTGTTGTTGAACCAATTGATTTTCTTCCATTTTTACAACTCCTTCTTTTATTGAAATAAAAAAAGACCGCCGTTATGATCAGGCGCTCCTTATATCTGCTTTGTTGCCAAGTGCAAAATTTCATTTTCACCGGAATTGTAGTAATCAGACACAATCCCGGTGTATTCCGCTTTGCCTCCGGACTCCGTTTTGACCGCGATATTAAAGGTTTCGTCATCGCCTTGAAGGTCAACGATCCGATCATATAGGACGTTAAGAGCCAGATCATTGTTTGCATTGGCGATGTTGATGTTTACCCGCGTCCTGTTTCGGGCAATGTTGATGGTACTGTACTCCTTGATTTCAAGCGATTTACCATCCGAAAACTGTATTAAAACCGTTATTGCCATTTCCTCGCTTCCTCTCATGTTTATAATAAAAAAGAACGCCGGTTATTGCCGGACGCTCTTTTCTGTTGCTTCAATGTCGATTTCGTCAATGTTTACATAAATCGTTTCCCAGTCTTTTGGTGAACTTCCTATATCCACAATAAATTCCTTTTGGTCGAACACCTCCACAGCACAACCTTCCCGCCCATCTTTAAGGACTACATGCTGGTACTGTTCAATTATCACTTTTATCAGGCTCCTTTATGTACAAAGTTGTCATTTTTGTTCCATCATCATTTACCAGCCAGCCAATAATAACATTCGCCGGGAATCCTCTTATGCCGTGTAAAATAGCTTTTTGCTCGTATGCTATACCATGAATAGAGGTTTTTTTATACGATACAGGATACCTCCCCGCCGCGTCAAGCACCTCCACTTGTAACAGTCCCCAATTTGAAATATCATAACCCAAGCGGCTGGTAAAGGCCCTGCCTTTTGCATAACCTTCTTGGTTATCAGGATTAAATAAATACCTATCAAACTTCGCATCGGCGGCAGTAGCCCTATCCGCACTGGGTAACGCAAGCCCCGGATTATTAACAAGCCGATTCTGGCGCTGATAGTCTAGCTTAAGGAGATTCCAGTTATCACTATTATACTTGATTTCCTGAAAATCCGCAAAGCTTTTTGGCGCGTTTTTACCTAAAATCTCCTTGTATTTTTGATATTGTTCCCTGTCCGCCAATTCATTACGGCTCATTTTCAAGTTCAAATCCATTTGCCGGTTCTGTTCGTCTGTCAGGCTGGCACGCCAATCCCTGTAATTCATATCGGCAGGAACGTAGTAATTGTTACCCATATCGTCCCGTGCAATGCGTTTGCCGGAAACATCGCCAAAATAGGCGATGGTTGTACTGCGGCAGTTTGGATGCATGGGAGGGCAATTTACACCGGGTTCTGCTTCATTTAACGGAAATGTCTTTTCCGTCAAGGTCTTGGCAAATCTCGCTTGTACGGTTGTCCAGCGTGGCAAGATATTGATATTTATCAACTATGCCGGATTCGATATAGCCGTCTATCGTGCCTTTATTAAAAGCATAATTGCTTTCCGTCCGCACAAGCCGATTTGCGTCCGACAACTTGACATTCATACGCTGGCTGACGAGACGGTACATCTGGTTTATGCTTGAACCCCGGATTAAACCATTAACCAGAATATCGCGCAGTTCAATACTAAACTTCTCCCGGTGGCCCCAAATACGCTCGGAGAAGTTTTTACCGCTCCAGTTTTGCAAAATGGCGTTATCTACGGCACGTACATTCAATAATGCAAGGTCGCGCCCGTAAGCCGTATCCCCGGCATATTCCAGTGCCCGGTAATAACCGTCTTCGTATGTCTTATGCAAAAATCTGTGTACATCCCCCGAAGCGTCATTATATAGCCGCTCGACGCGCTCGTTTATCTGGCCAAAGATAAGCTCCAGCCGGGTAATACGGCTTTTTAGCTTTAAATCCTCTTCCGATAACTCAACAGCCGTCAGCCGTTTTTTCGCTTCCTGTAACGTTAGCCCGTTTTTATCGCTATATCTCTTATAAAATACAGAAATATCTTTCTGTATGCCCTCGGCGGTTTTCATGTATCTTTGCGATAATTGCGAAAAAATAAAATCCTCCGTAGCGTTTACAACCTTGGCGAAATCCCTGATCGCCCGGAGCGTCCAATAATCCTGCGATGATAAGGGCATTATTCGCCGCCGCCTTCATCAAGATTTACAGTTTGATAATTCTCCTCAGCATACCGTTCCGCAAGGATTTTATCAATCTCAGCTTTGGGATTATCAACAAAGGGGAGAAGCCCTAACTGTGTTTCTTTACTTACGACTCCTTCCAGCCCACCGACATTATTGATTATCTCCGATTCGTTTTCTATAACATTACGGTCAAAAATAATCTTTATATCATGGGCGCTGTATTTTGTGCTGCGCTTCAGATTAATAAATGCCGTAACCAGCTTCAGCTTCTTTTTCAGTGCCGCCCGGAACTTGTTTTCCTTTATTACAGAAAGTTCCTCCAGCCCGATCAGCCTATACTTAATAGCCACGCCGGAAAGGTTTTGCCCGAAAGATTCGTCCGACAGCGCGGGAACCTGCGCTAGAAAGAATAAATCCTTCCGTAAACGGTCTTTGAAGTTTTCAACGGCGGTATCGTTTATGTTCTTAATAAGCCATTGGGCCTGGCCTTTTTCGTCAACTAAAAGGATGCGCTCCTTTTTTAGCGTCTTAATGCGGTTTGATTCTCCATCCGATTCCATTCCGTCATCATCGTCAGTAACAAAGCCGTCACCGGCCCCGGCCAGTACAAGGAACGCGTCGGTGAAATACTCAAAGTCGTTTGCGGTATCGCTTTGGCCCTTGTCATAGGCATCAACAAGGGTTATAACGTCTTCAAAGTCGCCTTTCTGCTCTTTATTATTTTGAAATACGATTACTGGAACATCGTACAAGTTATGCGTGTGACGCTCAATTACAACATACTCACTGACCCCGGTATCCTTCTTATATGTAATAATCTCGGTTTTTGTATATAACGCCGCAAAGTCAGCGGATTTTCCGCTGTCAAAGACATCTGCTTCAGTCCAGACACGAATAGCGCCTTCAAGAAATTCACCAATTTTATTTGAATATATAGGGATTATTTCCCGAGCCCCAAACATCTTACTTTTAAGCTCCGATGCCTCGTTTATGTAAAGAAGCTCAAAAGCAATGCCGCACTTGGATGCTTCCTTAGCAATTTCAAAGGTGACATCCTTGCTGTATTCCTCATCTAAAACGCTGTCAAAATCGGCTTTGTGGTCTTCATCATCAATGACGAAGCGAACGCCTTTACCCATAAAGTAGCCCGTAGCCATATTCGTAATATACTTACAAAAGCCGTGGGCGATTTTATTATTAGGCTTTGGTTCCTCGATAACCCGTGAAAGTATGGCGTTCTTGGTGTCATAATATTTTTCCAGCTTATCATAACGGCTGCGCTCTGCCGCAAAGGCCGCGATTATCTTGCCTATCTGTTCCCCCGTCAGGCCGGAGCTTAAATCAAGGCGAATCATATAAACCTCCTAAAGCCCTAGCTTTTTCCTATTTAACACCCGCGCTTTTTTCCGCCCCTTTACCTCACCGGTAGCAAACTCAAACAACCCGGTCAGCGTGTCCGGCGCGTCGTCATGTGCGTTTTTACCCTTGCGCTGGAACGACATAAGCGCTTTAAAAAAGGCCGGATACTTTTTATCCCAGCCTTCCGGCATGATTACCCGCTCGCATATGTTTGACGCATTCACTAAAATTCGCGTTTTCTTGGGCTTTGATTGATGGAACCATGTCACCGTGCAACGGCGGTTACGAATCTGTTTCAATCTTTTGATGATATTCCGCGCAAACCCCCGCTCGCCGTTGTTTGATTCTATAAGGCTTTCCCTAGCATTATGTAGCGTTAAACGTCTGGTAAGCTCCGGTTCTGTGATTTCCATTGCTTCATCGGTGTAATAAATATCTGTAACATACAGATAGCTGTCTATCATTCCGGCGGATATGGAACCCAGGAAGTCAGCGCCTTCATCCGCTGTGTCGGTGTAATTTATGATCCGCTCGAATTTATCAGCGTCGATTACGTCATAAGTCTTAAACCCGCTGTATAAAGCGCCTTGGATGTCTATGGGCGTTTGCTCGTAGTTAGCCAGCCAGAAGCTTTCATCCAGCGTGGCCTTTTTGGATAAAAGGTTTTTCGTGGAATATAAGTCCTCGCAAATGCTAATACCGGCTTCATCAAGCGCTTTCATGGACAGCACAAAACACCGTTCCGGGTATTCTTGAAAAAGCCGCCCGGTCAGATCATCGGTGGCCCAGCGCGTTTGGATGATTATCTGCTTCGCGCCGTCCAGCATCCGGGAATAAAATGTATTCTTGTAAAAGTCCCAATGGGCTTCTTTTACACGCTCGTTTAAGGCTTCCTTTGCGTTTTTTATCGGGTCGTCGATTATACCAATGCTGCCGCGCATACCCGTAATAGAACCGTCGAAGCTGGTGGCAAGGTATGAGTTGTAATAACCTTCAAGGCTCCAGCGCTCCATTGCCGCGTCGCCGTATTTGATTTTAACATGCGGGAAGAAGCTGTTTACAACAAAGTAATCGTCATCCCCGCCTATTTCCTCATCTTGAATCAAATCACGGACGGTTTTAGAGAATTGAATAGACAGCGATTGATTATACGATACTTCAATAACCTGATTCTTTGTGTTTTTACCGTAAATCCAAGTAGCGAATACGCTGGCGGTATATGATTTACCGAAGCCCGGCGGGAGGTTAAGTATCAAAATGTCATAGGGTTCGCCTGTCTCAGGATTCACAAGCTTGTTTTCATAAAAATCTTGTAAGGAGTTGCAAATAACATCCTGATAAACCCGCCCCGGCTTGAAAAACCCCGGATTTATTAGGTTGCAATACTCCCGGAAATAATCCTGTCCGCGTTTAATCTTATCGCGGCGAATATGGTCAGGGGAGCTTGAATCCTTATTTATGTATTTTTTAAAATCAGTTACAAAGCCATTCAAAGGATTTCACCGCCCTCAATATCTCTCGGAGCTTAAAATTTTAACCGCTGTAATATGCTCCCGTCGTAAGCTTTCTTTGGTTATGTCAAACGCTCCGCTGCGGTAAAGCTTATCCCAATCCCGTTTATATTCGCGCCGATGGGCCGCGCTTTGCTCCTTGCGATATGATATTTCGGCTTCGTAACCCTCACAACGCGTAATAAACCGCGAAACGGTTTCCCGTGCCTTATTCACGGCGGCGGCTATTTCATTTATACTCATATGTTTAATAAAAAAAAGGACTTTAGCCTGTTCTCGCCACATTTCAACACTTCCTAAAAGTCACAAAGTTGTCGGGTTATTTTTGGGCATAACAGGGTATTGACAATTCCGTTTTTATTCGATAAACTAACCGCGTAGCGGTTAGTTTCAAACGGTCATGCCAGACCTACTTAAAAAGCCCTTTAAACGCTTTTAAATTCACTTAAACCAATTCCGGTAATATCTTTTATCACACAATGCATAAAATCAAGTTCTGGGGCATTCTGGCGGCTATACGGCTATGTAAGGTTTTCGCCCTCAATTTCATCCGCGATACTGATTATCACTTGTGCAATATCCGGATAATCGGCCCCAAGGCTTTCAAAGACCTTCATCTTTAAAGCGTTCAGGGCGGACTGTATTGCGCCGTTTACTTTACGCGCGTCAATTTTCAGTTTTTCATTGCGTACCTGCGCGGTTTGTAATGTGGCTATGGCTCGGGCCGCCTTGAATTTTTCCTCCATGGACATATCATCGCTGACGGTAAGCTCCGTTAGTAGCTGGCTGATCAGCGCGTTGTTGGCTTCGTGCAGTTCCGTGGTTGGGCGGTCAATGTTATCCTCAGCAAGGAGCTTAGCATATTCTTTAGCCATACGGACAGCTTCAAAATGCTTCAGGTACTCCCGTCCATATCGTCCGACGCTGGAAAAATGTACATTGTGGCCTTTGTCTTTCAGGTAGGATGATATTCCCTCGTAAGTCTCGCCGATCAACAGCCGGTTTTCAACTTCCTTTTTTATGGGCATGGGGAGAGCGCTGACTTTACCGTGGCTTCTGTTCTTCGGCATCAGATTACAATCCCTTCCACCGTTATAGTCCCTTCAAGTAAATCCGTCCCGGCGGCGGTAATGCTGCATAATTCCCGCCGGATATTGAGCACGTTATTTTCAATAACACGCAAGACTGCAAATCCTTTACCCTCTAAGTATGCGCAAGTTTCAATTACATCCTCCGGCTTGACTGCGTAACCCATCCTTTTTACTGATATTTCAAGTATCTTAGTGCCGATACCCTCGGCTCCGGCTTCTTGGCAAAGCTTCAGGATAGCCCCTCGTAAAAGTTGCTTTTCCATCGTTTTTATTAGGTTACTCACTTAATATCACTCCCACGTCCGTAATATCGCCTTCCGCCAGATTCACCCCCAGCGGCGTTAGGTCTATTGTCGTAGATTGGTTTTCCTCATTAATTGCATTAACATCAATAAACGCCTTACCCTTACCGGGCAGGTAATTAATTGCTCTGGTAATATCGCGGTCAGAATTGTATCCACGGTGCCGCAAAAGGTTTTTCAATGTCTTTATCGTTAACGGTTTCACTCATCCGCGTTTCCCAATATTCCGGTGATGTGATAACGCCTAAATCCACTAATTTACGGAAGGCCACCATCTGCCAATCCGGGACGGTAGCCGCGCAGCTTTTAATAATAGTTTCGTCCGGCTGCTCGGATATAGGCATATTTACAACTTCATTCATCATCCTGACTATATGATCACCATATGTAAGCGTCATGGCCCAGTTTCCGCTAAGGCTTTCAACCGTTTTACATTTGCCGAAGAGATATGGAAAATGGCGCGGGTCAGGTGAGCCGGGTAAAGGGTAACCTTCCGCCCCGGCGTATAAAGCCAAATGGTCGATATGCGCTTTGACGCCTTCGTCCCAGCTTTCAAACCTGTGATGTGCGCTCGGGTCTTCGCAACCGCCGCCCTGCCTTGTTTTCAATCCGCATGGGTTATTGAAACTTTCATCCAAAACCCCGCCAAAACGCCCGTATCCCGTTTCTTTGGCGGCTTGGCAATATGCTACAATAGGATTGACGCCGCCGCGAAGGGGCGCATAAAGAAAATATAAGCCAACTAATCCAATAAATACCTCCGTAGCTCTTTTGCTTTCGGCCCAATCCTGCGCTTGATTTAACGTCGCTGTTGCCGGGCCGATGATGGGTGTGCCGATGTGCGCATCGGTCACGTTAAAGAACTCGCAAATAACCTGGGCCTGTGTGTCGGCAAGGGCTCTCAGGTTTTCATCTTTTAATAAAAACGCTTCATCCAGCGGATTGTCATGGAAGCCGCTTTCAACCAACAGCACATGTGAAGCTCCGGCGCGTATGGCTTCGAGTATGACAGTATAATGGTCTTGCCCTTTGTGGTTGTTGCTTTCGCGGGTTTTTGCGCCTCTGTTCGGCGTGACCACATGCTCCGCAATAGCTTTAGCCATCGCCATTGCTAACATTTTATCACCGGGACGCGCTAAGGAATAAAATACTTCTACACCGCGAACGCTCCCGTTAAAAGCATTGGAGTGTTGGGAAATGAATAAATCACATCCGGCGACGGTTCGGCCGCGCGCAGTCAATGATGGGTCTTGGTTTTCCGTCCGCGTTAAGTTGACCGAAAACCCATGCTGTTCCAGCATGGGTTTCAAATAGTTTGATAGCTTCCACATTCCGGCGTACTCAAAATACCCGTTCGGGCCTCTGTTTGCATTCCCCGGCGCGTGGCCGGGGTCGATAACGATTTTATAACTCATATATATCCCCCTTTAAACCGGCTGCTTTGCACGGTTGTTCATTGCTTTAAAAGCTTCAATGATTTTACCGGCGGCGGAGCTTGTTATCCATTTCTCGCTTTCTATGCTGAATTGGCTTTTTATAAACTCCATAAACCGCTTCATATCCGGCTTACCCCCGGCAGTTACCCAACCAAGCTTAACCAAAAGCCCGTTTATGTACATCCATTGTTTTTCCGTCATCATGCCCGGCGTGGATGTCAGTTGCCCCTCAAGGCTGTCAATAACCTTTATCGCTTCGATTTTTGACAGCTTTTTTATGCTGTCTTTCTTAACAAGCCCGTAAACATGTTGATGGAGCGTATCGTTGTCAATTCCACGTTCACGGCTCAGGGCGTATATTTTGCGCATTTGTGCTGCTGTAATAATGGTCATGGTCTACCCCCTTATCTTTTCGCGGTCAGCGTCGCAAAAGAATTGATCCTCAACTTTTCGTGTCACTCCGCCGATTTTAACAAGCTCTTTATCAGAGTACAGAGCAAGAGCGGCCTTGCTGATGCTTTCCTTCACTGATATACAGTTAGTCATACCCAACTTTTTCAAACGCTCTAATATCTCCTCAGTCTTTTTTGTGCTGTAGGAAATGTTTGTGGACTGCCGGAAGCCTACCGTGCCGAATGTCAGCGCCTTAGACTTGCCGTCAAGCTCTTTTTTGCGCTCAATTACAAAGGCCCTTATTTGAGCCTCCAGAACCGTTAAGGCGGTCTGGAGCGGTTTGCTTCGTTTTTGTCTATATCATCTCCAATCAACGCATAGCAATATATCTTGTTTCGATTAAACCCCACATTCGTCAACTTAGCTGCCGCTCTTTTAAATGCTGGAAGTGTCGTATCAGTATCACAAGCAAGCCACAATTCCTTTATCCGCAAACTGGTTATAGCGTCTATAAAGTGATCATCAATCAAATCAACATCTAAACCACCCTTGAAGCATATCCCATGCTGCGTCTTAAGCATGTTAAAAACCTTATCTTTATGCATGCGACTAGCTTGTAAAAAGTTGTTATCCTGAATAACGTTGCCTTGACATATAGGTAATTCTTTTAACCTGCCTTCAAGTTTATGAACTATGCACCATGGACATTGGTTGTTGCATCCCCTTGTAGTTAAGATAATGTTCGGCTTAACGTACATACCTTGGATAAAATCATTCGCTGGTGAACCTAATCCCGGGCCGCCTAGCTTGACAGGCTTGTTTGTGCGTCCTTCCCATTGGAACGCCAATTCTTCACATTCGGCCCTATCCCATGTAAAAATGCATGATATATGTACTTCGTCATGCTCGGGTATGAACTGGGGAAGCAGCGGAAGGCCGTAGAAAGCGTATGAATCTGTGGGTGTATATTGCTTGTTTCGGCGCAGGAAGACACGTATTATAGGTCTTTTCATAGTCATTTTTTAAGCAATGCTCATTTCCTTGGCCATCTTAGCCAATCGGGCGGCGGTAAGCTCTTTGTAATCGTTTATTTCAAATGCGATAATGACATTTACATAAACATTAACCGCGCCGCGCAGACCGTAGTTGGTTTTACTGATGGCATGAAGGACTTCCAGCGCGTCCTTTTCCAGTGCCGCTTCATCAAAAACCATCCTTATATCCTTCAGCTTCATATCAGCCGTCAATACATGGGCCTTGTCGCCGATACGACTGAATAGCTGGGCGTATGACGCCTGACCAGCTCCGCGCATCTTCAAGTAAATTTCCTCGTTGCCGATAAAGGCTATACCTATGCCGCTTTCATCCGTTATAGAGCGCAAGTGGTTGATAACCCGGACGGTCAAGTGCTGCGCTTCGTCCACGATGATCACCCTGTTTGAACCCCGGAGTTTATTCACTGTCTCGGCATAAATGCGTCGCGTTACTTTTTCCTTAATCTTAAGCTCATCGGCCAATAATTCATTAACGCCGGTTATAGTGGCAAAGCATGGGGAAATGGTTATCATTATGGCTTCCGGATTGTTTTTCATATATTCCCGCGCCGCCATGGTCTTTCCGATCCCCGCGTCGCCGTAAGCCACACCGATTTTACCTTGTAAATGGCAGTATGTAATGATGTTTGTAACATGCTGGCTAATAGAGGTCATTTTGAATCCGGGTGCTTTAGGTGAAGCGGCTTTCTTTTCGTTGTGTTGTAAAAGCTTTTCTACTTTTGGAATAAGTGTGTGCGGGGTTTTATATGTTCCGCTTAGAAACTGGCTTACGAGAGAACCGGACAGGCCGCCTAATTCCCTGCCAACCTCACCTTGTTTTTTTCCGGTTCTTTCCATGTAGTCCTTCAGGAGCTTAATAGCCGTAGCTTCGCCCATGGTTGGGTTTTCTGCATCCGATACCTTTAAATCGTTCATTTCTTCATATGATGATGCACAAGCCAATTCATAAACCATATTTAACCATCCCTTCGCTCTTTAAATTTTTGGAGTGCCGTTGTCCAGTCAATCTCTTCATCCGCTTCATCCGCAAAATCAAAACCTACGGCCTTCGCCAGCGGTTCCGCCGCAAAGATGGGCCGGATGAATTTCGGATTAATAACCTCGCCTTCCGCGAGATTCCCGGCGGCCTTATCCAATATCAATGTCAACTCGTCGTTTGTCTTAATATCCTTGAGCTTTTTATAACCCTTGACGGCCTTCGAAGCCGCACGGGCTTCTTGTTGGTTCTTGGCGATTTCCTCTTTTGTGGCGTCGTAGCCAAGCTCCTCTTTTAGCGCCGCCATGCATATGTACCGCTGATCCATGTCGTAAACCCGGACTTCCCTTAAATTGTCGGGGCTGTAACGTACATAAACGTCCTTGCCAAAATAGTTAAGCCAGAGGTTATGTTCAAAGTATTGCAGTTTCTTTTCGTAGAATGTTAATGTTACGCCGTTCTTGCCCACTTTCATAGGATTAGACCAGCGCATGAACAGTTGGTTAAGCTGGGCTTCCGTAGCAAGGCGCTGTTCGATAAGCATTTCAGAAAAAACCTCATCCGGGGTTCTGCCGTACATACCTTCGCCGCTGTGGGGCTGCCTGTTGTACCAACCGGCAATCCATGTATCCACAAATGCAGTGAACTCCTCTACGGTTTTTAGCCTATCAGGGTTTTTAACAACCTCTTTCAACCTCCCCGGCTTTTCCGTGACGTTGCCGCCGGTGTAGGCATCAAACAGCTTTGAAAACGTGTTTTTTACTGTTCCAAACGCTCTTTCAACGCCTTTGGCCCTTGCGTTCCGGGGTAGAGCCGTTCGGAACTCGATGCCTAAGTCCTTTAATATGCTTGGCGGCGTAAATTCTCCCGGCGCAATCTTTTTCCTTCGGAACCCGTTGCCCCCGAAGTCGTGGAAAAGGAATTCCCTCCCGTTGTCGGTGTAGATCATCTTGGGTATGCCGTATTTCTCAATACCTTTTTTCAAAGCGTACAGCGTGGCGTCGGCGCAGGGCCGGTCTGTCACGCACCACCCCATCATCTTCCGCGTCCTTACGTCCATAAAAACCGTAAGATAAAGCCGGAGGGGCTTACCGCCGTCTTGGAGAATAACATCTAAGGTATGGTTGTCGGCAACCCAGATATCGTTAGGTTCAAGGTTGTCGTACATCCGTTTTATGTGCGGTTCGCATTTGCTGATATATTCCTCTTCACCGTGGCGGTAATATAAAACGTATGGAAGTGCGATTTTACTGACTTCACGTAAAAACGTGCTATGCGCGGGTATCTCAGGCAATTCGGGAAGGATGCCGTCCCTTAGTTGCTTTTCCAATTCCAGCCGTGTTAAGGTCATGCATAATGTCACACTTTTCCGGGATTCGTCAAGATAGAAGTATTCAAATATGTCCCAGATGTACGGAGTCAGTTTTTTGCTGTGGTTCCCGTGCTTGCCCCGCCGATCCAGAAGCCCTGCTTCGCCTTCAACGCTAAAAGACTTCCATTTACGATAAAGCGCCCTGCGGGTAAGGTTAAGCCCGGGAATTTCGGCATTACATTGTTCGATAAAGGCATTGTCGGCTTCTTCCGTGCTCAATCCACTGATGAAGCGGTATCGTCGCCAATCGGAAAGGAGTTGTTTCCATGAGCTTATCTCCTCCCACTCGGCGGCGGACATGTTATCGAAGTTAACGGCGATATCAGGTCCAGCGGCTTCTAACGACATTCTTTGTAATGCTGCCTTATCCTGTTTACGCCTGAGCCGCTTATATTTAATCCGGAGGTTGTCTGGAAGTGCGGACAGCGGGATGCGGAACTGAACGCCGCCCTGACCGGTTGAAAGGCCAAAAACCTCAAACCCCTTTATCTTTCCATTTTTTATTTGAGCCTGAACATGCCTTTCGCCGCAGTCTTTCAGCCCGGCAACCTCTTTAACCGTCAAATATTGTTCGTCCGCCATTCCCGCTTCACCACCCTGCATAAAAATAACTCTTTTAATTTGACATGGCATATGCTACAATGTAGCATATGGTGTTATATCGTGGCGTTCACGCGGGAAGGTCGAGTTTCCCGTATACGTGAACGCCTTCCATTATTCTACATATTTTAGTATATCCAGCCCCAACCGTGCCGCTATTTTAGGCGCATGTATGCCATTGGGCCGCCGTCCGTACATTATGTGATTCAAGTACCTGCCGCTTGTACCTACCTCAGCTGCCAGCTGCGCCAGCGACATATCTAAGTCAATGACACGTTTCTTGATATCCTTGCCGAAGCTTGTTAGTATCTGTTTTTCCTTCTTTGCTTTCATACTTTCACTCCTGTTCAAAATGTTTTAAGATGATTTCATCCCGTAATCTCGCAATTTCCAATATAACCACCGCCAGAAGCATCCCCAACGGGACAATTAGATACTCACCGCCTAATGCCTTGTACCCTCTGAATTGATATGCCGCTTCGATACAGGCCGGGGTTATGACGATTGAAGCGCCAATCACCAGCGCGGCGGTTATGTAACGACGTTTTACTCTTTTACCCATCGGCATCTCTCGTTATCATCGCCGTAAATCTCGATTAGGTCGTCAAAGCTCCAAAAACCAGAAAAATATAACTCCCTATCAAAAATGCTCACATGGACGCTTTGTCCTGTGATTTTATTTTTGATTATGCATGGTCTCCACTCCATAAATGTAGCCTCCTTAGAAATACTTAGGGTTATTTATCCCCTCGCATACGCACAAGTGACTAAGCTCGAAGTATTCGGTGTCGGTTATATGCTCAAGCTCAAAAGCAAGCAGGATTTTACCGTATGTTTGAAGCAATAAATCCCTTGCGGATAAGCTTGTTTTAGCGTATTCGATTTCTTTCTGAAGCCGGTCATACATTAGTTTTCGCCCGTTTGATTGTTCAAGAAATGCCTGTCATAATACTTCTTGACAGCCACGCTTGATATCGTATAACCGTGGGCGCAGCAAAAACGTTCGATTTGTTTGAAATTCAAAGATTGTTGTTCAAGCATAAGCCCAAGCATTACATTGACTTGATTAACTATTTCCACCGGAAACGTACTAAGCTTAAGCTTGACCGGCATAGCGTTCTGTCGGGGATAATGTATTTTATCAGCGCTGCTAGGATTGGTTGTACGGCCTCCTTTAATAGGTACCGTCTCAAATACATGTTTCAATGTTTGAGAGACTATTTCAGGAATCAACCGCGTCATGGTTTCCGTTACAATTCCCGCAATATAGTTCATTTCGTTGTCTATTATGTAACTACCGCTCTTCCGCAGACTAGGTAACACTTCGGATGTTACCCAGCGGCGGAAGGCTTTGGCCTTTGGGAGCTTGCTGGAGAGGATTAGGCTGTATAGGCCGGATTCGTTGATTATGATCATATTGCGGTTTTGACCTGACGCACTAATTTGATGCGTCAGTTTATCTTCATCGTCAACATGATGTTTTATGGCGTTTCGCCCGGCTTCATATCCTAACACTTCTGCCACATCTTTACCGACAAGCCACGGTTCACTGTTTATCAGTAAGCCACGTACACCGCCAAACTCGTTATGGCTGAAAACCTTTAATTCGTTCATGATTGACCTCCTATGATTTTTTATGTTGCGCCTATTGGATGGGAGCGCAGTTTAGATGGGATTTTTTTGGGTAGTTTTTTTTCAATGAGTGTGTTATCATAAATCATGGAAATATTCTATCCATAATCATTATAATGTCATATTTTCCTTTTGTCAATAGATAAATGGGAAATATTCAATTATAAATTTAGGAGTGGCTAATATGACATTAACCGATAAAATAAAACATGTCGCAGAGCAAAAAGGAGAAACTTTCGCATCATTGGAGAGACTTTTGGATTTTGGTCAAGGTACAATTCGTAAATGGGATTCAAGTAACCCTTCATCAGATAAATTAAAGAAAGTGGCAAATTTTCTAGGAGTATCAGTAGATTGGCTCTTAAGTGATGAAGATAATGCTAGTGCTGGTATGAATTCTACTTCATTGCTTGAAGCCGACGCTGATATAATAACAAAGGAAGAAAGACGGCTTGTCAAAAACTTTAAAAACCTAAGTCCCAAACGCCAAGACGAATTGCTTAACCAATCTGCCATACTTCTTGAAAAAGATAAACAAGAAAAAGATAACGAAGTCCGGTCTTTCCGCATTGCTGCCCGTGGCAACGCCAACGCTACTCTGGATTTAACTCCTGCGCAAATAAAGGAATTGAAAACATGGTTAGATAACTACGAACAGGAAGATTTAAAAGATTTAATTTAATTATTTGGCCCATTAATTTAGTTAAAAAGCTCAAAAAATCTAAGAATTGGAACACTTATAAACGCCTTCTTTGTTCATACTAATCAAAGGAGGTATTTATTATGGATGCTTACCCGTATTACAAACAAGCGCGTGATAGGGCTTGGCAAGCTCTTATTGATTGCGGAATAAATAGATTACCAATTTACCTTAATTTGATAGCCAACTATTACAGAATAAAGCTAATTACATATTCAAGATACCCTCTTACCCGTTTATTTAAGCCAGATGCTTTAGAAGGTGACGGTTTTATCGTTATAATAAACAATAGGAAAACAATTTTCCTGAATGATCAAATCAAGACAAGGGGGCGGCGGCGGTTTACTGTTGGGCATGAGCTTGGACACGGGCTCCTTAACCACCCGCTTGAAGAAATTATCTTTAGAAACAGCGAAATCGACAGCAAGGATAATCCGCTGGAAATGCAAGCCAACGTATCTTCGCGCGATATTTTGGCTCCGGCCTGTATTTTGCGGGCTTTAAATGTTACGACACCAGAGGAAATCATGCGCATATGTAGGTTATCAAGGGTGTCATCAGAAATACGGCTCAGCCGCTTAAATATGCTCATAGCGCGTGACGCATTTTTCAAGTCCCCGCTCGAACGTCAGGTATATGTAAATTTTAAAGAATATATTATCAATATGGGAGGCAAATACGAACTACATTAATAAGGAAGGAACTGGATCGGGTCTTAATAATGAGTTTAATAAATTGTTTTACTAGATTGTCTTTTTAGACGTTGAAAAGCACGTAAAATTAACTAACGAACTAAAACGGTAGTTCGTTAGGTTTTGTTCGTTAGCCCCCGGTATTTTTTCACATATATGCCGCCTTAGTTACAAAAACCCTAATTTTGAATAACCTTGATTTAATCATGGTTTAAAGTTAGTTAAAGGTAGTTTAACAGATTTTTTCAAATTCAAAAATGAACTCAATCCACCGCTTTTTTTGATAAAATCATCAGTCATAAAGAATGACAAAACTAAAAATTAAAACCGACAAAGCTTGATTTTTCAACTTTTTCAAGATTTGCCGGTTTTTTTCATAATCATATTTTTTGTCATTCTTTATGACGTTTTACAGCAGAATCTTGATATTTCCGTGTGAGTAAGTGAAAAACTGTTAATCTAAATAACATTTCAGGGACTTTTGTTATCAAAACAAGAGTCTCTTTTTTATTTGTGACAAAGGAAGGATGATTATATGGCGAATACATGGAGCGGTATAACCCCTAACCTTGAATTAGAGGTATATTCTATAATTTCGGTTTTATCCGATGACATAACCGGCGAACAATTACTTGCGAGCATAATTAACGCAACAAATTCAAACACCACAAAAATAGATGACTTTGCCGGAAGAGCAGCGTCGAAGCCTGCTTCGGCAGCACAAGGACGCATCGCTCAGTTTGATGCAAACCGGAACGTAATAGACAGCGGAAAGAACATTTCACCGGTTCTTGGTGCAGATGATTCAACTGTTCCTACAAGCGGGGCAGTCAAGGAGGTTACAGACAATAAGGCTGATAAAGCTTCTGTTAACGCAACAGGAAATATATCTGTCATTGCGGCGGGTGGAAATTATGAAGACAGCGGAAAAGCCTTCGCAAACGGCATTTCTTCACAATCAACAGATAGAGAGATACCTTCCGCTGCGGATGTCCATGATTATGTTTTGATGGCACAGTTGGCACATACCGATTATCAAGGCATGTTCGATTATTTTGGTTCAAGGGCGCAGGTCGAAGCCGTTCCAGCAACCGCTGGACAAAAAGCGATTATTTATGTAGGCGCACAAAACAATTTTACCGGTGTACAGCGCGGGGATTATGACGGCGTATCATGGTCGTTTGTTGATGTATCACCTTCCGAAAATAACGGTGCATGGATTTTTGCTAAGACGCTGCTTGGGGAAGATGATACCCCGTTTGGTATCGCCGTATATAAAAATGACGGCACAAACCCTGCCGAGTTTGATGTCGCTCCGTTTCCCATGTTCAAAGCCGACAACATTACAATCTGCGTTAATAACAACGGCAATTTGGCATTGATGAAAAGGCAGATAACTACCGCTAACGGTACAAAAACCGTCCTTAACGACACAACAGGCGACAATATTTCCTACGACAGCAATAAAACTGTTAAACAAGCGATAGACGAAAAAATCGGAAAATCAGAATCATTCAATGGTGATATCAGCGGTACATATGATAATCTATCACTTGCGAATGCAGCCACGGCAGGAACAAGCGGTGAATCTGCTCAGCGTAACCTTAATTTCGGTGATTCGTTCAAGGTTTTACAACAGACCATAGACGATAAGGGGCGTACAACTGCTGTTAATGAGAGGTTAATGACATTACCCGATGCTCCGACAATCGGTAACGGCACTGTTACCGTCAACCAAGGCGGTCAGCAGATTGCCTCGTTTACCCTTAACCAAAGCAACAACGTTACCATAGAAATCGAAGACAGTTCAGGCGGCGCGAATGTATATGACTCAACCGTTGAACTCGCGGGTGATGTCGGCGCAACAATAGTCGTACCTGTTTCAGCTATTCAGATTCTGCAAGGCAGTGAAATTCTTTTGGAACAAACACTCGTTTCCGATGCCGGATTTAACGGCGCAGGAACAGGTGGCACGATAGGTATAATTATAAGCTATTCAAATCCGCCTGCCAATTCATCTGTCAATGTAAAGCTGCTCACGTTATCAGGTGGCGGAGCGATGGATTTTATTCCGTCAACAAGCGGCACGAATACATATACAGCAACGCTTGAAGGTTATACGGCACATGTTATCGGGCGTCCTTTCTTGGTTAATTTTTCAATAGCCAACACAGGGGGATGCACCTTAAATATAAACAATCTCGGAGCGGTTAATATTCTGCGCGGTGTTAATACTGTGCTTGCTTCCGGCGATTTATCGGCAAATTCAGTACACATGTTGGTTTATGACGGAACAAGGTTCCAATTAATTACGCAAGGCATGAGGTTGACAGGCATTCAATTGGCATCGCCGATAACCGGAATGACAAGAAACCTCGGCACTACTGCCGACATCGCAGAAACAGATACTATTTTACAGGCATTTGGAAAAGCTTTGTCTTTAGCTTCCTTGTTAGTCGGATTAACACGGAACATCGGTACAGCCGCCGATATTGCGGCAACCGATACGGTGAGAGAGGCTTTTGCTAAAGCAATATCTCTTGCGTCACAAATAACAGGGTATACCGTTGGGTCTAATACTGTTCTTGCCGCCACTGATACGTTAAGGGAAGCTCTTGGAAAGATACAGGGGCAGATAAACGCCCGTATTGCGCTATCTTCTCAGATTACGGGATATGCTCTGGGGTCGAATACCGAACTGGCCGCTACTCAAACCTTACTCGCGGCATTAGGAAATCTGCAAGCACAGATAAACGCCCGCATTGCTTTGTCCTCACAAATTACCGGATATGCAATCGGGTCGAACACGGCATTAGCGGCTACGCAGACATTGCTTGCGGCTCTTGGTAACTTGCAAGGTCAGATTAACGCCCGAATTGGCTTAACGTCAGCGATAACAGGATATACAGTCGGCGCAAATACTGTTTTGGCGGCTTCGGATACGCTTCTCCAAGCACTTGGAAAGGTTCAGGGACAAATAGACGCTTTGGCATCCGGCGGCGCAGGCGGCAATTTTGTTGTTAACAGAGGTGCGTTGACAGAATCACAAGTAAACGACACTCGACCCGGAATGTGTTACGCAGGTACAATAGTCGCATCGGTCGCAACGGCTGTCGGTTTAGGCAGCGGCAACTGGTCGATTGAATTTTTACCGAGCGGAACATTAGGCTGGGGTATGCAACGCGCCACGGGAATCGGCGGAACGGTTGCACGACAAATCTTCGTTCGGACTACATCATCGCTGGACACATGGAGCGCGTGGAATGGTTTAACAGGCGGAGTAAGAAACATTCAAACAGCACAGTACACCGTACCCGTAAATACTAACGTAAATACAACATTCACGATACCTATTACAACGGTTGCGTCAACCGCTCGTTCTTTGCCTGTAATTTATGGCGGCGGCGGAGTGAACAATACAGGGCAACCGGCGGGATTTCCTCCGCAACAGCGAGTTGTTCCGCAGGAATGCCGTGTTTCAAGCACAACCGCCATCACCGCTCAGCTTTCTCCGTCATTAAATGTGTTTTATGGCGGGACGACATTGAATGGAACCGGAGCTTTAATGAGAATCTTTGTGCTGGAACATAACACATAATCGCAGGAGGTCAAAATGACAGATGATGGTGTAATTTATTATGACGGAATGAGGATGTTCAAGCATATTTTATTTCATTGCCATAATGGAAAAAGGACAGTTCAAGGATTTTTAATATCTTCCATCCCCGAATCGAATATGCAACGGCAAGATATTATGTTTGTTGCGGATAATGACCCTTTACTGCATACTATTAATGAAGGCTGGCAGCTTGATTCAAGCGGAAATTGGCTGCCGCCCGAAATATCATTAACAGCGGTAAAAACAAATCTTGAAAGCGATATTGCGGAAATAAGACATCAGTTGCATTTATTGAAAGAGTACGAGGAAACAGCGGAATGGTTAGGCGTTACCCCTTATTCGGAGGAATGTAATGCCGTTTTGCCATCGCCTGTATATCATAAACCTGAGATACCGCAAGCTCCGAAATATAACAATCTGTTTGAAGCGTTTCAATCGCTTATGCAGGATGAAGCAAAGGACATTGTTAACGTGGGCATTCAGCCGATGACAGCGGGTGTTCAACAAAAGACGGCGGTTATATCAACGCCGACGCCTATACCGCCGAAAAGCGAGTTAATATTATTATTACAGGATAAACGGCAACAGTTATCGGCTGAGGAGCTTCATCTGAATAACGAACAACTTGATAAAATAAGCAAGGTATAGCTTTTATGGCAGTAGATACGGCATCGTGTCTGCTGCTTATTTTTTACGAATTTTTATCTCTCTGTTTTACACCATATAAAATTAGCTATTCACATGATATAATACTACTTTGTAAGATTAGTGTAAGATTGGCGATATATAATCTTTCAAAGAGGTGTACTTT